CGGCCCGGTTGCAGTTGCGCGCTCGGCATCGGTGGTGTACGGGATCTGGAATTCCATTTTGTCGTTTTCAGGCGAAAAAAAAAGCCGGCCCCGAAGGGCCAGCGAAACCCGCGCTTTAGGGGAGGTTGCGCGGGAGGAGGAGATCATAGCGACAGCGCCAAGGTCAGCAGAAGGATGGTCACGACCAGCGCGAAGACGGTCGGCACGCCTGGCGCGTTGTGTCCGGTGCTCATGCGGCTTCTTCCTCCACATGAACACCTTCAAAAACGTCCGGGCGCAGCAGCTTCAAATACATCAGGCGCGCCTTCGGTATTCCTTGCTTTCTCCACTCGGACACGGACGGCAGCTTCACGCCACAAAGCCGAGCAACCTCAGAAGGGCCGCCTAGGCGGTCAATGATGATGTTTGTATCCATGCCCAACATCTTAGGCGCACCTAAGCACTATGTCAAGGGGCGCCTAACAATTTGTGCGTTAGGATTACCTATGAGCACGCTCGCGGACAGGGTGAAATTGGCGATGGCGGAAAAGGGTTGTACGCTGACCGAGTTGGCCGCAGCGGCTGGTGTTCGACCTCCATCGGTAAGCGATTGGATCAACGGAAAGACGCGCTCGCTGAAGTCGGCGCCCGCCTGGCGCGCTTCAAAATTCCTTGGAGTTGAACATCAGTGGCTGACTGAAGGCATCGGCACCATGCGCAAAAATGTGGAGCACAAACTAAGCGGCAATGTGTCGACACTAGTGCATCGAGTAGCCGAACCGAACCAAGATGAGCGGGAGTTGCTGCACGGATTTCGCGAAGCCTCACAAGAAGTCAAGGAAATCATGCTCGATCTTGCGCGCAAGGCCTCAAAAAAAAACGACTGCACAGAGCGCGGAGAGAGGAACGATTGACCGCGGCAGCGCTGCGCGTGATCAAGGGCTGCCGGTGCTGTGAGTGACCGCCATGATGCAGTAGCATTTGCTTCTGCAAGCTACGAACCAATCACCTATAAGGATCGCCAAAAATGCAATCCGCCGAACTGACTACCGGCTTCCTGCTGTTCATCGTGGCGCTTGTCCTTTACGTGTTGCCTGGCATCTATGCCTACACGCAACGGCACCGCAACCGACAGCTGATCTTCTTCGTCAACCTGCTTTTCGGCTGGACCGTTATCGGCTGGATCATCTGCGCCGTGTGGGCATCTGGAAAAGACATTGAAGAATCGAAGATCCCCGTCGAGCAGACGCACCGAAAATGCCCGGACTGCGCGGAACTGATCTTGAAGGAGGCGCGCGTATGCAAGCACTGCGGCTGCAAATCGTTGGAGCCCTGCTGATCCTGCTCGCCAGTTCCACGGGTGCCGCGGAGCGCAGCCAGGCCGAGCGGCTGGCATTCCAGCGGGCCGAGCCGTGCCCGGCCAACGCGCAACGCCGCGGACCGTGCCCTGGTTACGTCGTCGACCACATCATTCCGCTTTGCGCCGGAGGAGCCGACCGGCAAGAAAACATGCAATGGCAGCCGCTGGCCGAGTCGTTGATCAAGGACTCCGAGGAGCGCCAGCACTGCGCTTCTATCAGGCGTTCGCAGGTGGGTAGAGCGCTGGATAGTACCCTACCCAGATAACCCGCAAGCTACGCAACACCGATCCCGCTACGGCGGGATTTTTTTCGTCTGCATGAAAATAATTAGGCGCACCTATTGACTTAAGGCTTAGGCGCGCCTAAGATAGCTCCATCGACTCGCAAGCGCATCACCCCAACGGTCGGGTACGGCGGCATATCTCACTCCCCGCCGAACACAAGGTGAGCTGGACTATGGGCTTACCTGCTTGCCGAGTCGAGATTGTTTAGGCCGTTCAGCGCAACGGGATCGAGCTGGTCCGCGCCTGAAAGCAGGGGATTGCCGCCCATAAGGTTCCGGAGCGGCCTAAACAATCAGCGCAGCAACGCGTACACCGGCGATGCGTGGTGACGAAATCATTTTTGGGCTGCAGACAAGGCGGGAAACTTTGTCGCTGCGCTGATACAGATTCCGAATTCGCCAGGACAGCAGACTGCTCCGGGAAGAGCTGACAGCAACACGACAACCCGGCCGAGGTGGTGAACGCGTAATGAACGCCATGAGAAAGCCTGGAGGGTTAGCACCACAGAACGGCTTGACGGCAACCAGAGGTTGCAACCGACAACCAACAGGGAGGAAAGCCATGAAAACGCACCATCACACAATCAACAGCGTTCGTTTAACTGACGATCAGTTGCGCCAGATCGTAGCTCCGGTCGACGGACCGACCAGCGGAGACAAGGCAGCACTGCTCGTAACAGCGATCGTCTTCGTCTGGCTGCTCGCCGACATTATCGGAGCACTTCTGTGATGAGCCCCGTACGCTTCCCGGGCCCTGGCGATCTGATGCCAGCCTACGCCGGCCACCCGCACGACCCGCGGACTCCTGACGCCGACGACGTTGATGAGGTTGAGGATTGCCAAGACCTGATCGCCAAGATCCGCGCAGAAATAGACGCAGCCGAAACGGCGCTGTTTCTCCGAGATTTGGAAAAGTCACGCAAAGCACTGGAAGAGGCCATGTTTGCGCTTGAAAAGGCGCTTGCATGATCCGCTATCACTACGACATAGAGCAAGGCAGCGAAGAGTGGCACGCGCTGCGCTGCGGAATTCCGACGGCAAGCGAGATTCGGCTGATGATCACGCAGTCGCTAAAGACGGCCAGCAACGACAAGGAGCGCGCTTACCTCTTTGAATTGCTCGGGCAGCGTATCACCGGCTACACCGAGCCGGCATACATCGGCGACAACGCACTGCGCGGATACGACGACGAGATCGAGGCGCGCATCAGGTACGCCGAACACTTCGCGACGGTCACTGAGTGCGGGTTCGTGACGAACGACGATCACGGATTCGTCATCGGGTATTCGCCTGATGGCCTTGTTGATGACGACGGGCTGATCGAGTGCAAGAGCAGGCGCCAGAAATTCCAAGTCGAGACCATCCTGTCAGACGCTGTGCCGGCAGAGTACATGCTGCAAATCCAGACTGGCTTGCTCGTGACGCGCCGCAAGTGGCTGGATTTTGTCTCGTACTGCGCCGGCCTGCCGATGTACGTCAAGCGCGTTTTTCCGGATGCGCGCTATCAGGAAGCCATCATCGCAGCGGCGACTGATTTCGAGCGCCGGCTGCAGGAAGCACATCAGAAATACGCGGCTTGGCTCGATCGCCAGCCGGTCGTCATAAACACAGTCAGGACAATCCAGGGGGAAATCACATGTTAGACCTGTCGAAAACCATCGCACCTCGCTCAGACCAACTCAACGCAGACGACCTGATCGGCGGCCCGCGCACGATCACGATTACCGGAGTAAAGCTGGTAGCCGAGGATCAGCCTGTAGCGATCAACTTCGAAAACGACGAGGGGAAGCCATGGAAACCGTGTAAATCCATGCGACGTTTAATGGTCAAAGCATGGGGGGCAGACGGGGCGAAGTATGCCGGGAGATCGCTAACTCTCTACCTTGATGAGTCCGTGCGCTTCGGTGGCGCCGCTGTCGGCGGAATCCGGATCGGCGCCATGTCGCACATCAGCAAGGATCTCGTCATGGCCCTGACGGCGACGCGTGGCACCAAGAAGGCCTACACCGTCAAGCCGCTCACGGTCGAGCCAGCCAAGCGCCCGCCTGAAGACACCACGCCAACTCCTGACGCCAGCCTCGTGTCTGCAGGCAATGCCGCTGCCAGCGATGGCGTCGCGATGTACTCGGCGTGGCTGGCGAATCTCGACCAGGAGCAGAAAGACAGCATCCGGCATTTACACGGCGGTTGGTCAAAGGTGGCTAAGGCTGCCGATGCGAAAGCGGCTGAATCAGCAGCGTAGATCAATGGGGCGAACGCTCGATTGCTGAGAGCTGAAAACGTCACGCAGGGATCAGCACCTGCCGCCCCACCTAACACCAGACGAAGGAAAATGAAAATGGAATCAACCGCACTGACCCTCCCAGCACGCGCAGCCATCGCGCTGCAATCCACCGCTGCCGAGGCGCATTTACGCGAATTGCTGGCCGGAACCGTCGGCATTACCGCAGTCACGAACCGCGCCGGCCGCGAAGAGTGCCACAAGGCCGCGATGGCCATCACCAAGGCGCGCACGGCGATTGTATCGGCCGCCAAGACGGCCCGCGACGACGCCAACGCATTCAGCAAAGCGGTCATCGCCGAAGAGCGACGGCTGATCGGTATCGTAGAGGCCGAGGAAGCCCGGTTGAAAGGCCTGCGTGACGCATGGGATGCAGAGCAGGCGCGCATCCGGGAAGAGGCCGAGAAGAAGGAGAAGGAGCGCATTGACGAGATTCTGTGCCGTATTCAGGCTCTGCGCGACTACCCGGCCGCGGCTGCGACATATTCGTTGGATCGCGCTAAAAAGCTGTTTTTCGAGCTGCATGACCTCGAAATCGACAGCACCTACGGCGAGTACAAGGAAAAAGCCCTCGGCGCCCTGCAAGACGCGCGCGCCGCCGTCGCGTCCATCGTCGACGCGAAGGTCGCAGCCGAGGCAGAAGCAGCAAGGATCAAGGCCGAAGCCGAAGCCGCAAGACTCGCCGCAGAAGCCGCCGCCGCAGCCCATGCCGCAGAGCTTGCCGAGCTGCGCAAGCAGCAGGAAGCCGCCGAGGAGCAACGCCGGATTGAGGCGGCTGCAGCGAAGGCCGAGCAGGAGCGCATCCAGGCCGAGCGCGACCGGATCGCCGCCGAGGAGCTGCGCATCG